TCACGGACATGTCGGCGGACCTCGCGCTTCTCGACACCACGGCGGACCTGTTCAACGTGACAGCGCTCGACGCGATGATCCTGAAGGCGAAGACGTGCAACCCGAAGATTCGCCCGATCCGGGACGAGTCTGACGGCCGGCGTTACTATGTCGCGTTCTGCAACCCGAACGCGATGAAGAACCTCCGGGACTCGATCGATACCGAGGTTCTGGCGGCGACCGTTGTTCAGGCCCAGGCGGCCAAGCTCTTCGAGGGCGGCGACCTGTACTGGAACGGCACTATCGTCAAGGAAGTCGATGAAATGCCGATCTACGACAACATCGGCAGCGGCGGCACCACTGAGGTCACTCCGGTTTACCTCTGCGGCGCTCAGGCGGTCGGCTACGCGCTCGGCAAGCGGTGGAGCACCATGACCAAGGAATTCGACTACGGCGACAAGTACGGCGTGGGCGTGTCCGGCATCATGGGCATCAACAAGCTCAACTTCGGCACTGGTGCCGCGGATACGGACGATCAGAAGGATCACGGTGTTGTCACCGGCTTCTTCGCGACGACCGGCACTGCGACGACCAGCAACGCAGCCGAAAATTAATCGGACTGAGGGGTCTTCGGGCCCCTCTTTTTCCATAAGGACTCTCAGTACATGGCGACTCTTACCTCTTCGGCTGCCGGTTCGGCGCAGCCGGCCTTCAAGGCTGTCGGCTCGGGCATTCTATGCGCGGCCTACGGCCACGTTGACGCGACAACCAGCCTCGCGACCAGCGACGTTGTGCAGCTCTGCCGCGTTCCTGCGGGCGCGGTCATCCTCGGCGGGTTTCTCCGCATGGAAGACCTCGACTCGAACGCGACGGAAACGATCGACATCGACGTTGGCACCTCGGCTGACACCGACGCCTTCGGCAACTTCGGCGTCCAGACGGGCGATGCCGTTACCGGCTATCTCCCCGAGGGCGGCGTTCTTCTGCCGCTTCACGGGACGCTCAAGGACGGGCCTGTTTCGGTTTCTGCCGAGACGGTCGTGCAGCTCACGGTCGTTGCGGGCGCTGCCACGGCAGCCGCAGGCACGATCACCTGCGTCGTTCACTACGTCTGCCCGTAACCGGGTCGGGGCGGGGGTAACACTCCGCCCCCTATTTTTGGGGAACGGCCATGCTGGATATGTCTAGTCCCGGCTACTACAGGTTCACCGACCCGATGCGCGTTCCAGCGGGCAATGTTGTGAACGCTTCCGCGCAATCGACCCCGCCTCCGGGCCTGCCGGAGTTCGACATGGGACCGGGGCGTTGGTTCGGCGTCAACGGGGCCAACTATCACGCGCCGACGGGCCTTAGCAGCCTCGTCCAACCGCCCGCCGCAACCGTTGCCTCGCCAAATGCCGCCCGCCCGTTCGGCGGACTCGCGCGGCTGATGTACATGCTCCACGGCGGCGATCCGTCCGGGTTCGAGGCGTTCAGGCAGCGCAGGCTTTCGATGCATCAGGGGGTTAACCCGTGACGAAAGAGCAGCTGCGCGATCATGTCCTCCGGCAACTCGGCGTCCTAGGCGCGGCGGACGATGCCGCAGCGGAAGATGCCGAGCTCATGGAGACGATCATCGACAACTGTCAGGGCGAGCTTGAACAGCTTGAGGTCGCCCTGTGGCCTGTCGATGACATACCAGCCTACGCCGTCGAAAGCATGGCCCTCTATTGCAAGGCGTCCTGCACGGCATGGGGGCAGGAGTACGATCCACGTTTGAAGCAACTGGCGCTCGCTCAGCTTCGCATGGTTACGTCTGACCGCCGTTCGGGCGTCGGAAGGGCCTGCTATTTCTGATGGGCAACCTCGCCGTTGTCGGCCCGTCGAACCTTGGGATCACCGCCAAGGTCGAGAGCCAGAGGTCGATCAACTGGTATCCATGCGCGCCTGAGCGGCAGGGCCAGAAGCCGCACCTTCGCGGGAGACCTGGGCTGGAGCTTCATTGCGTGCTGCCGAAGACGAAGGCACGCGGAACGCTCGAAATGGATGACCGGGCGTTCGCGGTTTACGGCACGGGCATTTACGAGATTTACGAGAACGGGACCTTTCGCGAGTGGGGCACCATCCCCTCGTTCGACGGCAAGGTCACGATGGCCCGCCTGCTCAACACGATCGTCATTGGGGACGGATCTGGCTATTACGCGCTCGACATCGACGCGGGAACGGTCAGCAAGATCACCGACGCCCCACGGGGCCGGTTCTGCGTCTTCTTCGACCAGAGGATCCTCTACCAGGGCGAGAACGGCGAGGTTTTCTACTCGGAGCTGAACGATCCGACCAACATTCCGGGCGCCAACTTCTTCACCGCAGAATCCCTGCCCGACGATATTGTCGCGATCACCACGTCCGAAGAACAGATCCTTCTCCACGGGCGCAACTCGACCGAGCCGTGGTACGATTCAGGCGATGCTGACAACCCATTTCAGAGAGTTCCGGGCGGAACGGTCTATTCAGGCTGCGGGCATCCCGACACGGCGCTGAGGCTTGATAATTCGGCATGGTGGGTCGAGATCGACGCGCACGGCCAGAATATCGTTCGCAGGACTCAAGGCGCAACGCCGGTCAGGGTCTCGACGGAGGCGGTCGAGAGATGGCTGCGAACAGCGGAGAACGTCGCGGCCCATGCGTATCAGGAAGATGGGCATACCTTCTACAATTTGACTGCGGATCAAGGGCCGACGTGGAGCTATGACCTGAAGGAGCAGGAGTGGCACGAACGCTCGTGGCTCAATCCCAACACGGGCGAAAGAGAACGCCCGCGCCCCGAGCACCACATCTATGCCTTCGGAACGCATCTCGTCACCGACTATGAGAGTGGCAAGGTCTATCGCCAGAGCCTCGATTATCACGATGACGCGGGGCAGGAGATCGCCTGCGAGCGGATCACCAAGCATTCGGGCGGCGATGGTCAGCAGATCATCATTGACGAGCTCTACCTGGATTTCGCTACCGGCGTCGGACTGGACGGCTCAGGTCAGGGAACGGACCCGCAGGTCATGCTCCGGGTCTCGAAGGACGGCGTAGGCTTCGGGAAGGAGTTGTGGCGCTCGATCGGCAAGATCGGCGAATACCGGACCCGCGTGAGATACCACCGCCTCGGCGTGGGTACGGACTGGGTGTTCTGGATTCGCGTGTCTGACCCCGTTCTCAGGGTATTGATGGGCGGCGACGTGGTTGTGAGGCCGGGGCGCAGATAATGGCCCGCGACTTTTCCATTCGCCCTGATCTTCTGAAGCTGGGCGTTCCCGAGCGGACAATCCGGGTTCTGGAGAAAGCGGCGCTCATCGTTGACACGATCGAACGGGTGACGGGGACGGAAACCGACCTCGATACCGTAGCAGGGCAGATCGACACGCTGAACGAGGCGGTCGAGGACGCGAACCTGTCGCTGGAAAGCCTCGACGGGCGCCTCGATACGATTGAGAACGGCAACGGTCCCTATGTGAAAAAGGCCGGCGACGTGATGACGGGCGCACTGGATGTTCACGCGCTCGTCCAGTGCGACAGTTTCAGGATCGACGCCACGCCCACCGCCGAAACGATCACGCCAACGCATACCGTGACGATCTCGGTGAACGGGACCGACTACAAGATTCCGATCGTGGCCGCATGATTGAGCGCTCTTTCGACCCCGAGAGAGCCAACTACCTGATTAACCACCCCGCAGTCCGCCCGTTCGTCGGCGGTGACGGGAAATCGTTCCTCGATCTCACGCCCGTTGTTTCTGACGACAAGAATTACCTATTGCTGGGCGATCATGGCGGCTTTCTCGCCACATGGTCCGCACCCGGTGCCTACGAAATACACACGTTCATCCTCCCCGAAGGACGGGGACGAGCCGCGAGAGAGCTGGCGCTGGAGGCAAGAGCATATCTTGCCAGCATCGGAGCCGATCACCTGTGGACCCGCGTACAGAAGGGCATGGAGAATGTCCGGCTGTTTACCTTGGCGGCGGGATTCGAGCCGTGCGGGAAGCAGGTTTGCGACTTCGGCGGCGGGCCGACGGACTACGAACTTTTCAATTGGAGGGCATGAATGCCTGTTGCCGCACCCCTAATCATTGGCGCCGCGACCGTTGGCGGAGCACTCATCAGCTCCGGCGCCGCCAAGAAGGCCGCGAAGACGCAGGCCCAGTCTGCCGATGCGGCAATTGCGGAACAGAGGCGGCAGTTCGACCTCAATCGCGCCGATCTCGCGCCGTGGCGGCAGGCGGGCGGACAAGCCATTACGCAAGGGCTGGAGATGCTCCAGCCTGGTTATGATTATACCACATCACCCGGCTACCAGTTCCGCTTCGGCGAGGGCCAACGCGCCATTGACAGCAGCGCGGCGGCCAAGGGAATGTTGATGAGCGGCGGTACGCTCAAGGATCTCGCCCGCTTCGGTCAGGGATTGGCGGCCGATGATTACAACGACCAGTTCAATAGATTCATGGCGATTGCCGGCGGCGGACAACAGGCGGCGACAGCGGGCGCGCAGCTCGGGCAGCAGTCGGCGCAAAATATAGGCAGCCTCCTTACGCAGCAGGGCAACGCCCGCGCGTCGGGATATATCGGACAGGCGAACGCCATCAATGGCGGGCTTCAGGGGCTGGCTAGCCTCCTTCCCTACGCATTAGGGGGCGGCGGGGGCGGCTTCGGCAACGTTGCGACAATGCCCATGTCGGTCGGCGTCAGTCAGGGCTCGCTCTTCCAGCCTACATCCTGGTCATCGGCTATGGCCGGCTTGCCGGGGGGAAGTTTCTAATGGCGATCGACGCATCCATTCCGCTCCAGGTCCGTCCGTTCGACACGCGGCAGGCGTTGTCTGACATGATGCAAGTCCAGCAGTTGCGGCAGGAGCAGGAGAACAAGCGCCGGTTGGCCGATTTGCTGCCGAGGGCAGTTCATGGCGACCAAGGCGCGGTCGCCGAACTCTATGCGGTCGATCCCAACATTGCGCTGAAGCTGGACGAACAGCAGCGCGAGGCAGCGAAGGCACGGGTTGCTGATCTTTCAGCCGCCGTCAGATGGGCCGACACGCCAGAGAAATGGCATTACGTCCAGCAACATTACGGGCAGGAGGGAATTGACCTTTCGCCATATCGTTTCGAGGACCGCGAGCGCGGATTGGTGGCCTTGGGGCAGATCGGCGATTATCTCAAGGCCGGACAGAACGGACAGCCCACCAATCTCCAGCGCGAATACGAGTTCCTGAACTCCAAAGACCCGCGCCTCGCTGACCAGTTCCTGCACAACCGAGCCGAGGGAGCGCCGTTGGTTGCGAATAACGGCGACGGCACGTTCACGATCATCCCGCGCGGCATGGCCGGCGCGCAGCAGCCCTCATCAGACATCCCGCAAGGCGCGATTGACTATCTTAAAGCCAACCCCGGCTTGGCTTCGGAGTTCGACAAGAAATACGGACCCGGCGCGGCCCAGAAAGTACTAGGAGGTCCGAGCCCTGGCGGCTCGGGCGGGTTTCCTTACTAACAACCCCGGCGCGCTGCGCGTGCCTGGATCGATGCGTTTCCAGCGTTTCAATTCGCCCGCGCAAGGGATAGCTGCACAGGAGGCGCTTCTAAAGCGCTACCACGGGCGGGGGCTGAACACGATCTCGTCAGTTGTCGAAAGATACGCGCCTCGAAAAAGCAGAGGCGGCGACAACACCGATGAGCAGGTGGACAATTACATCGCCTACGTTTCGCGACGGCTCGGCGTTGATCCCGGCCAACCCATCGGACCCAACATGATTGGCGCACTCGGGCAGGCAATGCGCGAGTTCGAGACAGGACAGAGGCCCTATTGATGCCCAACCCGTTCGACCAATTCGACCAACCCGGCCCGGTGACGGTCGGAACGCCGCGCCCTCCGAAGAAGGAGATTCGTGAGGTTGGCGGCTCACTGGGCGTTGTCGATCCGACCACGGGCAGCTTCACTCCAACGTACACGCCTCCCGAAAAGGACACGGCCAAAGACCCGAACGGGACGCAGGGCTTGGCGGCGGGATTCTATGGCCGCGCCCTCTATGCCAACCAGAAATATGGCTCTGGCGTCGCTCCCCGCGATCCTCTGACGCAGGGCGTTGTCGATATATTGCCGAGAGGCGTCGCCAACGCCTTTACGGGCACCGAGAGGCAGCAGGCGGACACCTATGCGCGGGACTTCGTAGCCGCAACGCTCCGCAAGGAATCCGGCGCTGCGATCAGCCCCGAGGAATATCAGAACCAGTACGTCCGCTATTTCCCCATGCCGGGAGATTCGGCAGAGACGATCGCCGCGAAAGCGCGCCTCCGCGACACGGCCATATCGTCGCTTCGCAACCAAGCCGGCCCAGCAGCTTCTGCGGCAGAGCAAAGCGTGGCGCAGATGATCGCGCAGGACGCTCAGGGCGGCGGCAATGGTCCGGATGGTCCGGCGAAGCGCATGACGCCGGAGCAGCAGCAACAGTTCTTCAATGTGCTGCAAACACAAGGACCGGACGCTGCCAACGATTATTTGAAGCAGTTCAACCTCAGCCTCGTAAGCAAAGAGGACGCCGCTAAGCCGCACTCCAGCGCAATCGATTACAGCGCGGCCGACGCACAGACTCAGCAGCGTATTGATGCGTTGAAAGCGGATCAGGGAGCAGGCACGGGTTCCGCAATCCGCCGCGGCGCACTTGACGCCGTGACGCTCGGGTTCGGCGACGAGATCAGGGCGGGCGCACGGGCGGCTGACCAATCGCTTTCCGGACAAGGCGCTTTTGGCGATCTGTACAGCCGCAATCTTGGCGACGAACGCGCCTATCAGTCGCAGTTGCAGCAAGAGCACCCGCTGCCCTTTCTGGGCGGGCAGGTCGTGGGTTCGTTGGCGCTTCCGACGTTCGGAGCATCCAGTGCGGGAGAGTTGGCTCGGATCGCGGCTCTTTACGGCGGCGCTTACGGTGCCGGCTCGGGAACGGATGTGCAAAGTCGCTTGACTGGTGGTGCCACTGGCGCTGGGGCAGGCGGTGCGCTGGGCTTTGGCGCGGGCAAACTGTCCAGCCTTCTTCGCGGACGGCAACAGCAAGTCCCCGAGCTGGTCGATCCCGCAACGGGTACGCTCAACGAGCCGCTTGAGGCTGCGGGACCGGCTGCTCGCGTGGGAGCGGCTCAGGAGTTCGGCGTGAACCTGCCGATGGGCGCTGCCGGAGACCGCTCGGCTGCGATTATAGAAAAGGGCCTCGACAACCTTCCGGGCTCGGCCGGCGTGATGAACGACGCTCGCAGGGTCACGGAGGGCCAAGTCCAGAACGCAGTCCAGGACGTTGCCAACCGCTACGGCTCGGCGCGGACATTGAACGAAGCCGGGGCGGAGCTTCAGCGCGGCGCACAGGAGCGCATCGAGCGCGGGGCAACGGTTGCGACCAAGGCTTACAACGCGATTCCCATTGCTGACACGGCTCCCGCGTCCAAGTCGAATGCGATTGCCACGCTTCAGCAATTGACGGGCAGGTTCCAGTCCAATCCCGATCTTGCCGAGGCGATGAGGGATCCGAAGCTTTCGACCTACCTGAATGCCCTGCAAAGCGGCGACCTGACGTGGAAAGACCTCAAGGACTTCCGGACGATCATCGGCGAGAAGATCGGCGACATGCGGTTCGGCGAAGGGCACAGCACGAGCGACCTTCGCGCCCTCTACGGCGCTCTGTCCGAGGACATGCGGACCACCGCGGCTTCGATGGGACCGGGAGCCACAAAGGCATTCGAGCGCGCCAACAACCTCTACAGGAACGAACAGCAGCTCATCGATAACGCCTTGGTTCGCGTTCTCGGCAAGGACGGGCAGATGAACCCGGAAAAGGCTGCTGCGGCGGTTCAGGCCATGACCAAGGGCGGCAAGTCCACGGGTGACCTCAAGACACTAGCGCAGATTCGGTCGGCGACGGTCAAGAGCGGGGCATGGGACGAGATTGCATCAACGCTCGTCCGCCTGGGCGGGCAGCCCGCGAACAGCCAAGGTCGCGCATTCGATCCCCGCACATTCGTCCAGTGGTATTCCGATATGGCCGAACCGGCGAGGAAGCTGCTGTTCGGCAACGGCGAGCTCAGGAGTTCGCTGGACAAGTTCGTCGCGGTCAATCAGCGGCTCGCTAATTCCAACGCCCTCCGCAATACCTCTCAAACGGTCCCCAATTTCGTCGGGACCGGCTTTGCCGGCGCGGCCGGTGCTGCGGCCATGCTGGGCCACGTAGGCACTTTGTTAGGCATCGGAGCAGAGATGGCGGGCAACTTCGCAATGGCGAAGGTCTGGACCAACCCCGGCTTCGTTCGCTGGGCGACCGGCTTCTCAAGAGCGACAAATCCCGCCGCGGCCAAGTCGCAGATTGGGCGGCTGGCGAAGATCGCAGCGACCAATCCGGAGCTGAGAGAGCCACTGGCGGCTATTCAGCAGCGGCTATTGTCGGCGGTGAACGACAATTTCACGGCGCCGATCGCCGCATCAGGTTCCGATAACGCACAACAGAACGAAGACGACCGCTAGGGCCTTCGACCGCCACTGACGCGGCGCGGCCAGCCCAATAGCGGCCAGCAACAGCATAACCTGCCAGATTTTCACGCAAAAACCATAAAGTTCGGGAGGCTGGATGGCAACGTCATTCGCGCCCTTCCTCGTCCAGCTCTTCGATGATTACGGAGACGTGCTGGCAGGGGGGAAGGTCTATACCTACGAGGCCGGGACCAGCACGCCCCTCGCCACCTATCAGGACAGGGATGGGTTGACGGCCAACGCCAACCCGACTGTTCTCGATGCGGCGGGCAGGGCGACGATCCGCTTCACCGAGGGCGTAGCCTATAAGGTCATCGTCAAGGACTCGGCCGACCAGACGATTTCCACCGAGGACAATATCATCATCGGTGAGGCGGCCAGCGCTTCGACCGAGCAATTCGAGATTATGATGACCTTCGTCGGGACGCCGGGTGCCCAGCAATGGATGGGCGGCGAGGTAGTCCGGCGGTCTATCTCGTTCGATGTGGACTTCGACGGCGCAGACGGGGCGGTGATTACCAATCCTGGTGCGGATTACGTCATCAGCATCGAGAAGAACGGGGTCGAGGTTGGAACCTGCACCTTCGACACGTCTGGGACACCCACCTTTGCGACATCGGGCGGCGCAACGGTCTCACTCATCTCGGGGGATTCGATCGACTTCTACGGTCCCGACACGGTGGGAACGGCGGCCGACATCAAGATCACGCTCGTAGGTGACCTATGAGCATCCTTTTTGGCGGCGGCGAAATGGGGGCGTTCGTCCCCGCCGATGGCGACACCTACGAAACCACGAGCGCGGGCTACGATACATCGCTGGCTCGCTGTGCGATCCGGATCTACGGCTTCAGCGGCTCCTATGCCGAGAGCGCCCATTGGTCGAATGCGACGGACTTCTGGTTCCACGCAGACCTTACCGTGGACACGGCAGTATCGGGCAGCGAAGCCTCCTACCTCTCGTTCTATGACAGCTCGGATACCGAGGTTTACAAGCTCACGATGACCTTCAGCAGCAATGCGCTGACGGTCAAGCAATACCGCAACAATGCCGGATCGTTCGTGCAAGTCGGCTCGTCATTCACGACCAGCACCGACACTCGCAACACGCTCGATATTCATTTCAAATGCGCGGTTTCGGGCGAGGCATCGGTTTACCTCTCCGGAACACAGAGGCTCACCGGCACCGCCGACACCTCGGCCCTCAACGGCGTCGCCTATGTCCGGCTGAAGAGCAACCTGATCTCCTATTGGTCGCAGGTCATCTGCGCTGACGAATCAACGGTCAGCAAGCGGCTGAAGACTGTTCCACCGACGGGAGCCGGGGCGACCACAGACTGGACCGGCACATATACCGAGATCGATGAGACGGTTTATTCCGATACCGACTTCATCAACTCCGCCACGGTAAACCAGGTCGAGCTCGTCAGCCACGGAACGACCATCCCGAGCGGTTATGTGGTTGATGCTTTCGTTGTGACTGCTCGCGCCAAATGCGGAGCGAGCGGGCCGCAGAACCTTCAACTCGCCGTCAAGTCCGGTGCGACGACTTACACGAGCAGCAGCATCGCTCTGGATGCCGGATACACGGCCAACGTCGCGATCTGGGAAACGGACCCGGCAACCTCGGCTGCGTTCACGAGTAGCGCGATCACCAGCCTGCAATATGGCGTGAAGAGCATCACCTGATGGCTAACCAGGTCGAAGCCACCAAGGTCATCGCTTTCACTCTTACCGGCCCTGACGACGACGAAGCTGTTTCATCGAAGCTTGTCGCCTACATGATCGTGTCTCCCGGCGAGTCCGCCGTTGGCGCGAGCAGGCAGGCGCACGTCTATTCGCGAGTAGTCCGGAGATAATATGGCCTTCATCGTCGCGGATCGCGTCCAGGAGTCGTCAACGACTACCGGGACCGGGGCCCTCACGCTTGCCGGGGCATATACAGGATACCGCCGCTTTTCCGCGGTGATGTCCACCAACGACACGTGCAAATATACGATTGTCGCGCTGGACGGGAACGGCAATCCGTCCGGTGATTGGGAAGTCGGGATCGGCACCTATTCGGGAACGAACACCCTTACCCGGACCACGGTTGAGGCATCGAGCAATTCTGGATCGGCCGTCAATTTGGCAGCCGGCAACAAGCAAGTGTTCATGGATGCGTCCGCCGCACTCCTGAACAGCTACCTCAAGAACAGCAACAACCTCTCCGACGTTTCCAGTGCATCCACGGCGCGGACAAATCTCGCTGTTCCTGGGACGGGGACGGCCAACACATTTAGCGGCCTACAAACGCTGTCCGGTGGCGCCGATCTTACCCCGGCAAGTTCACCTTCGACAACGGCTGTCGGCTATCTCGGCGCGCCGCAGAACCTTCAGGACGCAACCTACACGCTCGTTATGGGCGATGCGGGCAAGCATCTCTATCACACGTCCGGCTCGGCCCACACCTGGACGATCCCGAGCAACGCCAGCGTGGCCTATCCGATTGGGACGATCCTCACCTTCATCAATGCAAGCGGCGCCGGGGCCGTGACGCTCGCCATAACATCTGACACGCTTCGCTGGGGATCTTCGACCGGATCGCGTACATTGGCGGCTAACGGCGTTGCGACGGCCATCAAGGTAACATCGACCGTTTGGAGGTTGACCGGGGACGGCATCTCCTGATGGGCGGCTGTCTCACTCGCCGCCTCGGTGTTTCAAGCGGATTATCCACCCCCGACGCAAATACGCTGTTCCTGACCCGCTTCAGTGCATCCACCCCAACGGAGGAAGTGACCGGCGTTTCGGGCTCCTTCGCCGGCAACGCGTCAGCCGACACGGGAAACATGCAGCTCGTCCTCGACGGAACGGGCGACTGGATGACCTGGCCCTCTGGCAATGCCAACGCCGCGATGGTGAGCCGCTACAACGTCACGACGAACTGGACGTGGGAGTGTCACACCAATTTGGCAGCGGCCCAGGTCGGCGGACTCATGTCGAGGGGTAACGCGGGCGCTGCGCGATGGGCGATATTCTGTTCCGGCACGGGCAATGTGGCCTTCTATGCGGACGCCTTCTCCACCGGAACGCCGATCGTGAATAGCCAAGGCTCCAATCTCGACGGAAGCGAACACCATATTGCCGTTGTCAGGGACAGCGGGACATACCGCATGTATTTCGATGGGGTTCAGGTTGATAGCCGCGTAACCGCCACCGGCCCGTCAACTTCAGACACATTTGGCGTGTTCATCGGAACGGACGAAGCCTCGACCACGACACGCGACGTTGCTGGCCGGATAGCGCGGGTGAAGATGTCCAATACCGCTCGCTATCCGAACGGGACTACGTTCACCCCGCCCAACCGTTTCTCAGCTTAGTGAAGCGCCCCGGCTGAGCCGAGGCTGACATCATACCAAAGCCCGAAGACGATATAGGCCCCGACGAGCAGGGCGCCGGTGCCATACAGCAGAAGGTTGAGAGCGCGTTTCATCTGGTCGGATCGTGCCATCCCATCACATAGCAGACGGTCTGAAAGATACCGAGTAGAAGGCACCCGGCGATCATAAGCGCTGGAGGAATGGTTAGCCAGGTGTCTAGCTTCACATGAACACCGTCGGAGTGACCCAGCCAGCGGCCTCAGTGAAATACCGCGCTATCGAATAGATCATCGCCCAGGCGAAGAAGATCACGACCGGCGCGGCAACCCACTTGCCGCCAGTCCAGTCCCTCGTCGCCTTGGCGATGTTGGGGAACAAACGCTCGAACATCGGGCCATTTAACGCAAATCAACCACCAAAGCCAACCCCCACGAGGGAGTGAGCGTCTATGTCTGGAACATCCTCGTGACCCACGAGCACTCTCAATGGGTGGAGCGGCTCGCCTACTTCTTCGCGGTGGTCGCTGGAGTGAGCCTCGCACAAGCCGCCTACGCGCTCACCATCATCGCGACGATGCTCTCCATCGTCCTTGCGGGCTTCAAGCTACACGATCGCATCAGATACGGCCCAGGTGGGGGGCGCGAATGAGAAACCCCTACGCCAAGGCGCTCAGGGTGAAGCCTCAGCAAATCCTGCGGGACAAGCGTGAGAAGACTTACCGCGAGATATTGGACGAAGAACTTGAGCGGGGACTGACGGACAGCGACCGGGAGATGCTCGACAAGCTGAATTAGTCGAGCGGGAATACCATTCGCTCAAGTCGTTCAAGCCGACGGTTTGTCTCGTCAATTCGCTGGAAGCGCAGAATCAGGCTGCCGCCGAGCGCGACTGCGACGAAGAAGAATATGATCGCTGACATACCGAGCGACTAGCACAAATTGACGTATGGCGCAACAGTGGGGGAACCCATGTGCAGGAACCACGCATCCTCTTCCTCGACATCGAGACGCGCCCCGCCACGGCTTATGTGTGGCAGCTCTTCGATGTCACCGTTTCCCTCAATCAAGTAGTCGATCCCGGCGGGACTTTATGCTTCGGGGCCAAGTGGCAAGGCTCCAACAAGATGATCTTCTACTCCGACTGGCAGCACGGCCACGCGGAGATGATCGCCCAGGCTCACAGGCTGTTCGAGGAAGCCGATGCGATTGTCACGTACAATGGCGACCGCTTTGATTTGCCCAAGCTGCAAGGCGAGTTCCTGCTAGCGGATCTACCCCCTCCAGCCCCGCCAACATCGATCGACGTTTACAAGGCGGTCAAGAAGCTGGGGCTGCTCAGCAACAAGCTCGCGTTCGTCGGCCCGCTCCTCACCGAAGAGGGGAAGCTGAAGCATGAGGGCATGGAACTCTGGACGCGGGTCATCGACGGGTGCCCCAGGGCCCAGGCCAAGATGCAGCGCTACTGCTCGCAGGACGTGCGGCTGCTTGAGAAGGTTTACGATAGGGTCAAGCCCTACATCGCGAACCACCCGAAGCTGAGGCACGGGGAGGTATGCGGAGCGTGCGGATCGACGCACCTCCAGAGCCGCGGATATCGCAAGACCAAATCGTTCCGGATTCAATCGCTTCAGTGCCAGCAATGCGGCTCTTGGCAGGCTGGCAAGCGAGAGGCTGCGTAAAGGCCCCGCCACGAGGAGCGCAGCGGGGCCAAGTCAAGCAACAGACCATCCCCGATTAGCCGCAACACACGACAAATCAAGGAGAAAGTAACAATGTCATATTCAGTCATCGTAGCCCGCGTCATGGCCGCCCTTCTCGCCCTCATCAGCATCTTTTCCGGAACGAACATCCTTCCGGCATGGGCGGACGCCCAGGGTGTTAACCTCCTGAACGGCGCGGCCCTCGCGGTCGGCCTGCTCGTCCAGTACGTCATGGCCCCCAAGCCCGCAGCTCCAGCGCCGACCGATCCGGTTGCCTAGTGATCTCGAAGATTGAGCACCGCCTTGTCGATAACTGGCGGGACTGGTGGCGCTGGGGTTCCATGCGCCTCCACGTCATCGGCACGGCGGGCTTTGCCTACATCATCGAGAACCCGAACGCGCTGAACAATCTCGTTTACGGGATCAGCCCGGAATGGCGGCGGCCGTTCCTCTTCACTCTCGCCGGCCTGTGGTTCGCCCTCGGCTGGGGCGTGCGCATGTGGAAGGGCAAGAAGAATGGCTAACCGCAAGCAACGGCTCGCCATCGCGGGCGCCTGCACCCTCGCTGCTGGAGCGCTGACAATCCCGTTCGAGGGCCTGGTCACGCACCCCAACCCGGATCCCGCCAATCCGAGGCTGCTACAGGTTTGCTACGGCGACACTGAAGTAGAGATGCGGGTCTATACCCCGCAGGAATGCCAAGTGCTGCTTATCGCCCGTCAGCAGCGGCACTATGCCCCCGCCGTCCTGAAGTGCGTCCCCGG